CCCCCCCCGGCATCCCCGCCGTGGTGAGGTTGGGCTCTATCCGGCATAACCCGGAATAACCCTTCAGGGGCAGACCGAAAGTCTGTCTCCCCTCTAAAGGTTGTGGGAAATACCCGACATAACTCGGTGTAACCCTTAAGAGCCGGACCGAAAGTCCGGTTCCAACCTACCACGGAAAGCCCTGCCGGGAGGGAACCCTTGCGGGTCATGCCCGTACTGGGACCTGACGGTGCGAGCAGCGCTCGCCAGATCAGGAGGCTAGGGCTTCTACCAGGGCTACCTGGGGATCCTGTTCACCTGACCGGTTTACCGGGCAGGATCCTGAGATCCTGGTCGTCCTTGCCTAACGCGGACGTCGGTTGACCTTGTTGACCGCCACCCTCCCCCACAGGCCATGGTTCTTAGAGGACGGTGCTCCTTCCCGTGACGTGTCTCGGGTCGTCTGCTGCTGTCCACTAATAGTCGGGTCCCCAACAGGAGGGGACTGGCCCTTTACGACAGGTGGATTCTTATCCGCCGGATCGTGGAGTGGGCGAGGGGGGAGTACTTTGGTACTCCCTCCGCGGGACCGTCTCGGCACTTCTCCCGCCTTCTGGATAAAGTGGGTCGGATTCTGGCTGCTCAAGGAGCTCCCGGTGCTATCCTTTGGATTAAGCGCCGACGGGCTGATTACCTTGGGTACCTGGCATCCGACCCCCTTTCCCCTCAAGGGAGGAGGTTCCGCAACAGGCTGATCAGTCACTTTGGGAGGTCGCAAGCTCGAGTTCTGCTGAAAAGGAGGGCTCCGGTTATCCGGATGGTCCTCACAGCTCTCACATCGCTGCGGTCTCTCAGTCTACCCGTGAGGGTGGACCTTAAGACAGTGACGGATCCCTTTTCTGGGACTGACTCTATCCCCTGGGCGGATTACGTTCCCTCCTTTTGGAAGGAACTTCGCCGGGGGGGGAGAGTGCCGCCAGCCCGTAGTGTCTCGTGAAAGGAGTTCCATTTCACCGCCAAGAGGGGCCCTAACGGGCCCGCTCTCTGGACTGCTCTTTCGGATCTCGTCTCCCTTCCGGGGACTCTGTTCCAGAGCATTTCGGACCTTGGTGGTCAGGCGCTGCAAGAGAACATGCACCGCCTGATGGCTGATCCTTCTCTCCTAGGGCTTCCGGGATCCGAGTTCTTCGGGTCCAATCCAAACGGACTGGTTAGGAGACTCGTGGGGATCCCAGATCTGGAGGGAAAGACACGGGTGATCGCAATTCTGGACTATTGGTCTCAGACTGCTCTTCGCCCGGTCCATGACTTCCTTTTTGGGGTTCTCAGGACCATCAGCCAGGATATGACCTTCCACCAGGGCTCCTTTGTGGATCATGTTCGAAGGTGGGGGGATTGCACCCTCCACTCCGTTGATCTTACAGCGGCGACCGATCGGTTTCCCGTGTCGGTCATTGAACTGGTCCTTCAGGGGCACTTTAGCAGGAACTTCGTCCAGTCCTGGAGGGATATCATGGTGGGTTACCCATTCATGACCCCAGAAGGAAAGGAGGTATCGTACTCTGTCGGTAACCCGATGGGGGCGATGTCTTCTTGGTCGTCCTTCGCGCTCACTCACCACTTCGTGGTTTATGTTGCGTGCGTCAGGCTTGGTATGAAGTGGAGGACCAGTAAGTACGTCGTCCTTGGGGATGACGTTCTTATTGGGGACTCCGCCCTAGCCGAAGAGTATCTGGCTCTGCTGAGGTCCCTAGGGGTAGAGGTGTCCTCGTCGAAAACGTACGTGTCTCGTTACATGTGCGAATTCGCGAAGCGGTACCTCTTTGAGGGAGAGGAAGTTACTCCTTTCCCCGTTTCTTCCGTCACTTCCAACCTGGGGGACGTGAGTCTCCTGGTGTCGGCTCTGATGGGAGAAACCCGTAAGGGGCTGCGGCCGTCGTCAGGTATCCCTGGGGCAGTCGGGACCCTGTCCCGTGCCGTTGGCCGAAGCTATCGAACTAGTCGAGAGCTTTCCAAGATGGCACAGGAGGTCGAGCTCGGAACGCTGTTCGTCCAGGGATTCGTGGAGGCGGGGGAATTCTTCCTCCGTCTTTTCCACACTCTCGACGAGGCCTCCCGCGACTATCTCCACTCTCTGAGTGGATCGGTCGTGGAAGTAGCGATCCGGGACTTCGTCCTGGGGTCCCTCTCGAAGAAGCCATCTGCCATCGGCCCCCGCTTTCTTGCGGAAGTCGATCAGCTGATGAAATCTTCGGGGCTTTTCGCGGTGACCGCCGACCGCATGTCCCTCGTTCCCGCGTACTCTGTCCTTGTTTCCTTCTCGGCTAAGGCAG